TAACAATTATAAATACAGCACGAGTTAAACGTATGGATCTATTAGATTACTATGACTCACGTACTAATATAATAGATGTTGAAAGAAATACACTTTATCTACTGAGCGAGGAACTAAAAAAATTTAAACAGCAAAAAGGACTTAAAGATTTTACAGACTTAATAGAAGAGTTTATCGAAAAGAAAATTAAATCTACATTTAAAGTTTTATTTATTGATGAAGCACAAGACTTATCTAAAATACAATGGGAGATGGTTAGACAGATATGGCAAGATGTTGATAAAACATATATTGCCGGCGATGATGATCAAGCTATATTTAAATGGGCTGGTGCAGATGTTGATCACTTTATATCTCTTAAAAAAGAAGTAGATAAAATAGAAACATTAGATCAATCATATAGAATACCAGGTGGTCCTATACACGAACTATCACAAAAAATAATAAGTAAAGTACAAAATAGATTTGATAAAGGTTATAAACCTAGAGAAGAAGAAGGATTATTAAAAAGATATTCTGATGTAACACAAGTAGATATGTCAAAGGGTAATTGGTTAGTATTAGCATCAGCTAATCATTTCCTTGATGATATAAAAGAATTATGTGAATTACGTGGTTGGTATTATCAACACAAAGGTAGAAATTCTATTGATGTAAAATTGTTAATGGCTTTACAAAATTGGGAGCATTGGAGAAAAGGTGCAATGCTTACACATATTGAGGTCAAAAACATATATCAATATTTAGGCACAAATGTGGCAGACGGATTTAGAGAGGGTAAATTATTACACTCAGAAGATAAATACAGAATAGAAGATTGTAAAAGAGATTATGGATTATTAACAGATAAGGTTTGGTATGAATCGTTTGAAGGTCTTGATAATTTTACAGAAAACTATATAAGAAACATGAGGGCTAACGGTGAGAAGATAAACGCTAATCCTCGTATTAAAATGTCAACAATACATGGAGCAAAAGGAGGAGAAGCAGAGAAAGTATTAATCTTACAAGATCTTACTAATGCAGCATTAGAAACTTTTAGTTATGATCCTGATGAATTACATAGATTGTTTTACACAGGCACAACTAGATCACAAAAAGAATTACACATAGTAGATCCTAAAAACTTTGATAGAGCTTACATATTATGAAACAACCACCAAAAGGCACTGAAGAATATAGAACTTATAAAAGAAATTTAGAATATATATACGCTAATACTGAACATGGTTTCCTTACGAGATTGTTTCAAAGTATTTTTACTAGAGCAAATGGAACAAGAAAAAGATGTAAAGGATGGGAACCAGAGATTACTAAAAAACAATTATGGCAACTTTATCATGAACAGACTAAAATTTATGGAAAAATATGTTTGTATTGTAATCAAGCATTAACTTTTAATAGAAGAAAAAGAGAAAAAAATTTAACAGAAGAAAGAATACAACAAATTAGAACTAATATATCTATAGATAGATATGATCCAGATCAAACTTACAAAAAAGGCAACATAGCTTTTTGTTGTTGGGATTGTAATATGAAAAAAAATAGTTCTAATCCGAAAAACTGGGTTGATTTTTTGAAAGGAAGGAAAAAAATAATAAAATGAAAAAAAATCTAACAAAAGAATACTTAGAGACAGCGGTCAAGTTAATAACTGGACCAAGAGCTAAAGACTATGGTGATAAGATACAAAACCATGGCAACATAGCAAAACTATGGTCTGCTTATTTAGATAAAGAAATCACAGCACACGATGCTGCTATCTTATTAGGATTGTTAAAAGTAGCGAGAGCTAAGTTTGGTAATCCTCATCCTGATACATACATTGATGCTGCAGCTTACATGGCTATCGCCGGCGAATGTAAATTTGAAGGCGAAGATAAATGAGAACTGTTCAACCACCATTATTTACACCTGAAACAGAATGGGTAATGCCGGATGAACTTAAAGATCTTACACAGTACAAAGAGATAGCTGTTGACTTAGAGACCAACGACCCGCAACTAACTACACTTGGAGCGGGGAACGTGGTTGGTCGAGGTCATATTGCAGGTATTGCTTTGGCTGTAGAAGGTTGGTCAGGTTATTATCCAATAGGTCATGAGAATGGTGGCAACATGGATTCTACTTTAGTTTTTAGTTGGCTAAGAGATATATTTAAAGATCCAAACAAAACATTTATTTTTCACAATGCGATGTATGATGTGTGTTGGTTAAGATCAGTAGGTATAACAATTAAAGGTAAGATTGTAGATACAATGATAGCTGCATCATTAATAAATGAAAACAGATTATCATATAGATTAGATTCACTAGCAAAACAATATGTTGGTAAAGGTAAAGACGAAAAAGTTTTACAAGCAGCAGCAAAAGCATGGGAAGTAGATGCTAAAAAAGATTTATGGAAACTTCCTGCAATGTTTGTAGGTCAGTATGCAGAACAAGATGCTGAGTCTACATTAAATTTATGGCAAAGATTAGAAGTAGAATTATACTCGGAAGAACTTACATCTATATTTGATTTAGAATTAAAATTATTTCCTTGTCTTGTAGATATGAGATTTAAAGGTGTACGTGTAGATATAAATAGAGCAAATGAAATTAAACAAAATCTTATAAAACAAGAAAAAGATATATTACATAAGATAAAACAAATAACTAACGTAGATGTAGAGATATGGGCTGCAAGATCTATAGCTAAGGTGTTTGATAAATTAAAACTTCCGTATGACAGGACAGAAAAAAGTAAAGAACCAAGTTTTACAAAAAACTTTTTAGCTAATCATCCACACGAAATAGCAAAAGACATAGCTAATTGTAGAGAGTTAAACAAAGCTAACACTACATTCATAGACACTATAATGAAACATGAACACAAAGGTAGAATACATGCAGATATAAATCAAATTAGATCAGATGCTGGTGGTACAGTTACTGGTAGATTTAGTATGTCAAATCCAAATCTACAACAGATACCTGCAAGACATAAAGAATTAGGACCAATGATAAGATCTATATTTATACCTGAAGAAAATACTAAATGGGGTACATTTGACTACTCACAACAAGAACCTAGAATTTTGGTACATTACGCAAAACTGCAGAATTTGCCTGGTGTTGATGAAATTGTAGCCTCATACAAGGCCGGAGACGCTGATTTCCATCAGGTCGTGGCCGACATGGCAGGCATAGAACGGAAGCAAGCCAAAACAATTAATTTAGGTCTAATGTATGGTATGGGTAAAAATAAATTGATGGCAGAGTTAGGATTGATGAAAGACTCTGCAGAAAAACTAATTGCACAATATCATAGAAAAGCTCCTTTTGTTAAAAGACTTATGGATGATGTTATGCGTAAAGCAAATGATAGAGGTAAGATTAGAACTTTATTAGGACGTGCATGTCATTTTGAATTATGGCAACCAGTTCAGTTTGGAGTTTATAAACCTTTACCACTAGAAGCAGCAAGAAAAGAATATGGAGATCACTTGCGAAGAGCTTTCACATACAAAGCATTAAATAGATTGATACAAGGATCAGCTGCTGATATGACTAAAAAAAGTATGGTAGCATTATATGAAAATGGTATAGTGCCACATATACAAATACATGACGAAGTAGATATATCTGTGGAGTCAGATAAAAAAGCTGAAGAGATTACAAAGATAATGGAATCAGCTGTTGAGTTAAAAGTTCCAAATAAAGTCGACTATGATAGTGGAAAGAATTGGGGCGAAATAACATGAGGATTTACTATGTCTTATTTAAATGCAAATATTCCCGTACAGTATGCACAAATACGAAGAGAATATCTTTATGGTCTCAAGAAACACCACGGAGAAGTGGAAGACTGCATTATCTTTGGCATCACATCACTTACGGGGCATGCTATATTGTTTCATGCAATTATGGAAAATGGTGCTGTCTTCTATCGTTTACCAATTAACGCTTTTATTCAAAGAGGTTTCAAAGCAGAAGATGTTCCAAAATATAGATTGGATGAGCTTCAGTTATGGAATTGCTTTAGTTATTATCCTGCAATTACTGTTTGGGATCTTCTAGGCGGAGTTTCCGGTAAATTCTGGGGTAAAGACAAAAAATGGCACAAAGGAAAATATCTTTTTACAGTTGACTTTGGTCATCCCGAAGCTAATATACTAGATTCTGATCACTCAGAGATACCGCATGAACATAAATGCGCTCACATCATAGCCCTAAAAAACGGGAACTATGCAGCACAACCAAACAATAGATGTATATGGGACTTACCATCTTTTACAGTAAAAGACGAAGTGCCCGACTGGC